TGTCTAGGATTAGATTGTATGGTGGAATAACCTCAGTATATGGCTTTCCGTTAACCTCGTCTACATAGACTCCACAGTAACGTCCTATGGCAGCGTCTGTAAACGCCTTCATCATAGTATCCTTTAATCTGTTTCTATTTACTATGTCATTAATTAAGTCAAGGCCATACACTTCCATATCGTCAATCGGAGAGTTTATTGCTTTTTCAATAGCCTCATCCATGTCAATATTATCCCCCATTCCCTCTGGGAAAAATCCAAGCCCTTGATTTTCTAAGGCGGATTTAAAAAAGTTTGAAAGTTCTTTTTTAATCTTAATCATCTGAACCTTTCTCATCTTCTTTGAGATTTTGGAAGGGTCAAGGCTCTCTATAGATATCTTGGAAGAGTTGATAATCTTCCGAATACCACCACGCATATACTCAAGCATCTCATAAACCTGCTCTCCCTTAACGTATGGTGCTGGAAGCTCTCCGCCCTTTTCGTCCTCAGTTAAATACGCAAAATTGAAGTTCTCTTGCGTACCCATAAAGTATCGGTAGTTGTTTATGATTTGGTCAACTGGAGTCATCTCTGACAAACGCTTAACACCCTCTCTACCCTCTCTGTCTGTCTCGTCAGAATTAGTAGCAATGTTATAATGTGCAGATATAAACCGAACATTCTGCGCGTACCAGTTCTCTAAACTTCCGTATTTCTTTTCTATTTCTTTCTTATCAAAATAGGCATCAGGTCTGTCGTAGACTATATCTAAGCTATGGCTATTGTCCAGTATCATCTTTCACAAATTGTATTATTGAGTAGGGTAGTTGTAATACCCGACCATCTATGTCTTTTACTATTATTGCATACGTCCTTACTCCTGTATTCAAATCCCCATCGTAACCCATGCCTAGGTAATACCCAGTACTCTTCTGTCCGTTCTTCCCATTCCATTGCACTACCGATCCTGCCCTTCTTGGTGAGTTCTTGTCTGCCATAGTGTTCCTGTACCTTTCTGATCCCCAGGGAGTTCCCCTCCCTCAAATATCGGGATTTTTTGCCACTTAGTCACCCTTCTTCCTTTTTCGTCAGTTGTTACGTAGCTAACCTCCTTGAATTTTGGTTTAGAAAACCTTTTTTCACTCTTTTTTATTTGGTCTCTATCAAACAATTCACAGGACACCAAAGCGTCCAAAAGGTCAGTGTTGTTGATGTGGAAATCAGGCAATTGATTAATAATATCAAGTAGCCATATCTTATCACAATGGTTCCTAAGATACTCAAAGAAGAAGTTGTAGATAGTATCTCTATTCCACCTATCCTTATGGAATCCCTTTACAGCCTTTCTGTCAAATGACTTAGACCCCATTATTATAGGCTGGTTAGCTAAGTAAGACCAAGTACCAAAAGCCCTATACTGATCCATAAGCACCCTGCCCTCATTCCTCTCTACAAGATTCTGACAATCATTGTAGTACCTCTGCATTAACATAGTCTCTTGATAGATGGTAATAGGGTCGTTTGTTCTCCTCTGATAGTACGAAACGTATTCTTGTGTAGTTGGACGTTTGACTATCGTGGAATGAACAGAACGCTTACCTGACTGTAATGCCTTCTTGGTATCTATATCAGAAGTATCAACCATTGGAATAGGGTCAGTACCTGCCCTGTAAGTTTCTCCAGGAACAGGGTGTTCAAGTATCGTGAACATTCCCTTGCTGTTGGCAACCGCAATAACCCTATCCCCATTATCTACAAGGTCGTAGGTGTTTACGGGTCTTGGCTCTGCAACTATCCTCTTCTTCTGTGCATTTATCTTTGGTAGAATGTCCTCTGGGATTATCCCAACATTATTCATTTCAAAGATGTCATCTATCTCAACAGGATAAGACTTTACAAAACCAACGTAGTCTCGCTTGTCATCTGACTTGTCAAGATGCTCCCTTCTCTTCTTTATCCATTCAGCAGCACCTTCCTTGTCTGAGTGACCATTAGGACAGAAGTTGTAGAACCTTCCAGTCATCTGACCCTTATCGTCATACTCAGGCGCACGACTAATACCCATAGTGCCAGGAATAAAGACTGTTCGGACGTTTAGAGACTCAGCCTCTTTCCACATCATCTCTGCCTCCTTGATACCTGATTCAGACACAATACCTGCCGAACCTCCAAATACTACTGGAGCAATCTTCTCAAAGTCATCCATCAAACAAGACTGAATAGACTGTCTTACTTCAGAAGCATAATCGTGCAGAAATAACTCATCAATAAATGCATGAGTAGCACGTTCTGATTCAAAGTTTGCAGCGTCTTTTCTATTGTCACTTGTCTGTCTAGCAAGCACGTTAGATAGATTGCCAGTAGGTAATCCTTTCTCGTCTTTGATGTCAACAGTAAGATAACCAGTAAGTCTTTGTGACTTCTTCTCTGGTCTAATCCACTCGTCAAGATTCTCATAAGCTACCGCAACCTTCTCGTTGAATAGCTTCTCTGTCTTACTTTTATTGTTTGAGGTAAGTAATGAGGTTGACCCTGGCTCAGTCATAGCCTTCCATATACTAACGCCTGGAGCAAATAATACAGAAAGACCTATACCCCTACGTTTGTAGATGCAAAGGTCTTGTCCAAGCCTAGTAGCTTCGTAGTATTCATCTATAACCCATTCGTCAACATCTCTCCACCAAGGATGTATAAGTTGACCTCTAGGTGTCTTAATCTTAATTTGGGTTAGGTAGAAGTAGTGTAGACCTTTAAGCCCCTTGTAACCCTCTACCCATCTTTCTTGTTCCTTTAGCCACCATTTAGCTTCTTCAGCTTTGGTCATTTTGGGCTTTCCCTCCCAAACAAATTTTGGCTTTTTAGGTTTTCCTTTGATTATTATCTCTGGACCCTTCTTTTTTGACATTTATTGTTTTCTTCCAAGAGAACTTTCAATTACCTCTTTTAGCCTGTTCCATATATCGGTTCCTGTTAGCTCACCAATATTCTCCATGTTTGACTTAAATTCTACGATAGCTATGTAACCTGCTGTTAGTTGTGCAACTGGCAACCAAGGTATGAATGCTAACTCCATTACCCTACTGATGATAATTGCTAAACCGTAGTATAGCATCTTGCCAACAGTTCTGCCCATTGGTTTTGACCTAATCCTCTCTCCTCTAGCTTTTGCTGCTCTTATACCTGTGAAAAGGTCAGCACACAACAAAACTCCAATTCCAACAATGCTCCACGCAATCGGAGTAAAAAAGAATACAAGGTAAGGTATCCCGACACCCAGCAGGGTCTTAACATTGAATGCACTCATTTTCACTTTAAG